GATCAACCGGGCCAAGAACCACTACGAGATCGGGCGCTCTGTCGGCGAGAGCAAGCTGCGCGCGGGTGCGACCGCCGCCGGGGGCGCGATGGGGACGCTCATACTGGGCTACGGCAGTCTGTACCTAGGCCAGCTACTGGTCACGATTGCACGGGAGGCGATTTTCAGCCAAGACCAGTGGGACAAGAAGGACAAGGAGGGCACCCTCGACCGCTGGCTGCTGACGCTCGCACTGTCCCGGACGGGCATAGCCGGTCCGGGGGACGTGCTGCTGAACTCCCTCATCGGCCTGCGCTACGAGCGCGATCTGACGTCCCTCCCCACAGGCCCCTATGCGGCGAACATGCTGTCTCACGTCCAGAACATCATCAAGGGCTTGCCCCAGGCTGAACTCTGGCAAGGCGGCCCCGGCGTCGGCGCGCGCAACAGCCCGAACACCACCACGGCGGAACGCACCGCGATCAAGTCGGCCTACCTGCTGCTGGGCGCGCCGACGCTGACCGTCATGTTGTCGTCAATCAATGCTGGCGGCCCGGCGGGGTGGGCGACCCGCTACGGCCTGATGACCTACCTGTCGTCCTACTCGGCTGCGGGCGACGTGGCCAACGCCGTGTTGGGCCCGAAGAAGCAGAAGCGCTGAGTAAAAAGGGTTTTTACCCAACGCTTTGGCTCACCATCGGGCACGTCCGTGGACGTCCAGACACGGCCTACAAAACCACCATTCCCGCCATTGTGCTGCGATGCGATGCGATGCAGCACACATAGGGCTTTTTCTATGTGTTGGGTGTTTGGGAAAATCGTTTGTTTTCGGTGGTTTAAGTGGTGCTGCCGGGGAGGATCGAACTCCCGGCCTCTCCCTTACCAAGGGAGCGTTTGTCTGGTGTGTCGGTAGTCCCGGACGTGGCTAAGTGTTTGATTTTTAACAGTGCCGCGTCCACGGACGTTAGCGTAGGCCGACATAACCCGACAAAAGCGTGATGCGATGCAGCACAAATGGCCTTGAAATGGTTGAATTTTCCCGGACGCGGTTTTGTCTGTGCGTTGACGGTTTTGTTGGCCTACGACGCTAGTTGACCGTGATGCGGGCAAGCGCCGACGGGCCGGTCAGGGTCGGATTGCTGCCACCGCCGCCGCCACTGCCCCCGGCTCCTGTGCCGCTTGCCCAATAGGCCAGAGCGACGCGGCCCCACAGCGACGTATCTGCGGGACGCAAGGGCTGCACCCCGTTGTTGTATGGTCCGGGGCCAGCGAACGCGTCGTTCTGCCACCATGTCGGCCCGATGAGCTGCGCTTTTATCAGCCCGGCGGCGTCCGGCCAGATGATATTCAAGTGATCGGGGTCATACGGATCGCCCGCGCCGTTGAACGTGGCCGCAAAGCCCGTCACTAGGCCGGAATACTGCACGTCCGTCTGACCCAGCGACGGGTCTTTGAACAGGTTGTTGGTGAGGATCGCGCCAGCCGCTACCCCGGCGGTGCCGCGCGCGAAGTTGCTGTCGAACGTGTGGACGCCCGCCGTGGGGCCGGTGCCGAAGCCAGACAGCAGCGCCGGGCACTGGACCTGCGCCAGCGCGGACGGATTGCCCAGCACCGGGTCCGGGTTCATGGCGCTCGGGCGGAACATCGCATTGCGCCGCGCTGTCAGGTTCAGGGCGCTGTTCCACGAAACGCCGTGGGTGGTGGAGCCGATCCCGAGGTTGTCGTCGACCGTGATGTTGTCGTGATAGAGGCCGGGGTATGGCGGCGACGTCCCTTCGGACTGTTCGGAGCGACCGAACACGATCTGTGTCGGAGTTCCGTTGCCTTGGTCAACGATGTTGTTGCGCACCGTCAGGTTGGTGATCATCGGCACCTGGTTGCCTGCGTCCACAGGGGCTTGGCCCTGGATGATCCCATCAACGTGGTCAGGGGATGAGGTGATCTGGTCCGAACGGGAGTTTACGAAGTAGTTCCACTCGGCCAAGGCATTGTTCGTCCCGGCCATGACCATCCGGTCGCCGTCCACGTTCTCGGCCATGTTGTAGCGGATCGTGATGTTGGACTGCTGCGCGTTCGAAAAGCGGTTAACCGGATCAATGCCTTTGAAAAGGTGCCGCAGGTAGTTGTTCTCGATAGTGATGTTGTTGCTGTTCTCGTAAACGATGCCCTTGCCGTATCCGAACGTCCGCTGCGCCGCCGGGTAGACGGACAACCACGAGGCGGTCGAAACGTAAGCCGTGCCGACGATGTTGCAGTACCGGACGGTGATCGTGTCGCACGCCAGGATGTGAAAGACGTAGCCCCAATTCGTTGTGAAATTCGTCGGATTGATGGTGATGTTCTCGACGATGATATTCTTGCAGCCAGACAGTTTCAGCGTCCGAAACACCGCATGGCTGGTGCTGGTCTGGCTGCGGAGCGTGACGGCTGCCCCCGCCGAGAAGTCGTAGCCGGACGCCGTATAATCAGCATAATTTCCGGGGGCCACCTCGATGATGTCGCCGGGCGCGGACGCGCCGAACGCGGTCGTCAACTCTGCGGTGGTGGTTGCTGTGCGAGTAACCATTGATCTGGCCTACCTTACCTCGAATTGGGCTGCGCCCCATTGCTGCCCAGCCCCGATAGTCGCCGTCTGAGCAGCGGTCGCACCGGCTGCCACCCCGGCGGATGCCGACAGCGCAAGCCCGCTGGTGCCCGACAGCGCGCTCTGGACTGACCCGGCGCGGGTTATCAGCGCGCTGCGGGCGTAGAATATTTCAAACACGAGGCTGCCCGCTAGGGCAGTCAAGCTCGCGGCAGTCAAAGTGGTGCCCCAACCCGATCCGCTCACCGGAACCACTTCGCTGGTCACGCCGGACACGACGGCGGCGAACGCCACCCGGTCGACATAACCGCCGTTGAACGTCTCGTTCGCGGCTTCTGCCCCGTTGGACGTGCGCTTGAGAACCTGTGTTATACGATCTGCGGACGTCAGCGTGGCAACGGACGTGATACCGGCAGGCAGAGCGCCGAGGTTCAGCGCGTTCGCCGCGTTCTCACACACGAAGTAATAGATCACGTCCCCGGCCACGTTGGCTGGGTTCGGGACGGTGATGTTGTTCGTGTTCAGGGCGGACGCGAGCGTCGTCGCGCCAAGTGCCGGCCCCGCCGGGGCGGCTGCGGCCACGAAGTCGAAGATCGCTGGGACATCGGTAGCGAATTGTCCCGCGGCGTCCTCGACCGTGGCGTGAATGTAGTAGGTGTTCGTATCGACAAGCCCGGACAGATCGACAGCCACGGTGACGGTGCCCCCGGCTGCTGCCGCCACGGACGCGGACGCGGCGTAGGTCGCACCCTGCGCGCCAGTCTTGATCGCGCTGCCTGCCTGCGCCGGAGCGTTCTGGTCGATGCCGATGTAGACGGTGCCCGGCTGCGTGACGCCGGAGATAGTGATCTCGTTCGCGGCCTGGTTGACGGACACCAGCCCGATGACCGGGACCGCCGGGTTCACGACCACAGACGCGAGCGATGCCACCCACGGCGAGGTCTCGCCGTTGATGTTCACCGCCTGGACAAATAGCTGATAGCTGCCTGGGGTGACGGACGCGCCAGGGTAGGTCAGCCCGGTGAAATTCAGCGGAACGCCGTCGCGCTCCCACTTGAGATTGAATGCTGGCGTGCCCTGCGCGATAGTTTTCCAGTCCCACGTCCCGACGGTCCCAACCAGATCGTTCCCGGCCAACGCCCCGGACGCAGGCGTGATCGTCGGCAGGCCCGTGTTCGTCGGCGAGGTACTCGGCGTCTCGAAACGGGTGTCCTTGCCGCCGGAAAAACGGGTGTCATTGCTGGGGGAGGGGAAACGCCCGTCCACGCCCGGTGTTTGAAAGCGCACATCGGTGCTTGGCAGAGGGAAACGGGCGTCCGGGTTGGCCACGGGATTGGTACTCCTGTCTGGTTCAGGAATACCAGCCCCGTGGCGGGTGCGTCAACCTACAAAGCAGACGCTCAGTCCGTGGTAGTAAGCAGGTCCGGTGCGATGTTCCGCAGCGCGGCCAGAAACCCCCACATCGCGTCTTTCGGCGGCAGGCCGGCGATGGTGACGTCCGCCGGTTTCACATCCTCGTACTGGTCGCCCCACGACTTGGGCGGGGTGCCCATCAGGGACGCGCGCTCGGCCATCATCACCGCCACGTCCGCCCTTTTGATGATCCGCATCATGTCGCGGAGCGAGGCCACGGACAGGCTCATGTCCTTGATTTCCAGCACCCCAGCCGCAGAGAAGATCGCGGCGTCGTGGACCGTTTTCATCATGGCGAACGGGTCTCCGGTGACGCCATTCACGTTTAGAATGTGGCGGACAGCGAGGCCGACAGGCGTCGTCCGGTCGCCGAGATACGCCTCGTGCGCGTCGTGCAGCAGCGCCCGCAGCCACAACCAGCGCGCGACCGCCGGGTCGCTGATCTGGCCCTGCGTTTCCTGCCGCACGGCTTGCAGCACCCGGACGCTGTGTTCAGCGACCGAATAGAACCTGTTGGTGTGGCCGTTGAACCGGCACAGCTTGGACAGGGCGCTCGCGATGTCCGTCCAGCTCACGTCGGTGGGTTCTGGTTTCAGCACATTCCACGCCGCCCCGGACGCCGTTTGGCTCCAGATGTCGGGCCGGGACGGTGCTTTACCGCCCGGCGTCCTGCGCGCCATTACCGGCGCGCCATTGATTGCCTGCCCCATTACGTTTCTCCTTGGGTTGTTAGTTTGTTTGCAGTTTGTCGGATCGTTTGCCGGGCGTTCTGATACGCGTGGCGGTTATTTGTGGACATTGAGACGAACACCTTCCGGGTTCGGCCCCGATGCCGCATTGCTATGCAGATGTGCCCGCCGCGAGACTGGACGGCACTCGCCTCGTCAACCAGTTTTTTAGCCTCGGCCAGCAGCACCCGAATGCGGGCCTTGTCGCGCTTGGCCATCACCCGCCTACCGCGCGTTTTGACGGGAAGAACCAAGCCTCGGCGGGTTCCGGCAGCGGAATGTAGTAACACTTCCGCAGATGCCCACTCGCCGTTCTGTAAATGCGCCCGAACACGTTCGTGTCCGCCGGGACTTTGCGGGCTGAAACCCACCGCCCGAAGCCTTCTCGCGCTTGTTGAAAATCGTCCATGATCTCACCTTTGCGTGTTTCGGATGCAGGCAGGTTAGAAAGCATTGTCTGTTTTGTCAACTACCAAAACAGACTATTTGCGGTAGCGCTGACCGAACCAGCCGTCGGCGTCGGTCGGCAGGCCCGCCGCCCACGCTGGCGGGACGCGCATGATGCCGATCAGATCATCCAGGCGCTCCTGCCCCCGGCCCTCGGGGGCGAGGGCGAGTATCTCGTCGTGGACCGTCAGCACGATCTCGTGACCGTCGGCGTCCGCGCGCAGCATGGCGTCCGCCATGACGTCGCGCGCCACGGCCTGGGTAACATTCTCGGCCAGTTTGCCGCCGTAGGTGCGCAGGCGCTCCCATTTGCGGGTGTACTGGTTGATGCCCATGTAGGAAATGTCTTGGGTGCCGGGGCGGTCGGCGTTCGCCACCAGGCGGGCGTCGCGGTAGACCAGCGCCCGGCCACTCGGCAGCCGGATGATCAGGTGTGCGCCGAACATGCCGACGCGCAGCCGCCCCACGGCCACGACCTTCGTCGGGTTCTGAATTACCTGCCGTGCAGCCCGGTCCAAATCCCACCAGAATGAAACGATCTTCGGGTTGGCCTCGCGCCACGCGGCCTTGATGCCTTCGGCCTGTTCCTCAGGCAGTGTCAGGCCGTAGTTGGCCGCCATCGTCAGGAACGCGCCCTTGCCGCCGCCGAAACCCAGCGCCAGAATGGCGACCTTGCCGATCTGGCGCTGCGCCTTGGTGACGTCCTTGGGGTCAATGCCGTAAATCCCGGCGGCGGCGATGACGTAGATGTCCTCACCCCGGCGGAACGCGTCCAGCGTGCCGATCTGTCCGGCCAGCCACGGCAGGACGCGGGCCTCGATCTGAGAGAAGTCCGGCACGACCAGCACCTTGCCGGGCGGGGCCACAATGCAGCCGCGCAGGCAGGACGCCACCACCCCCATGATCGGGCCGAACAGCGCCTCGATCTGGTCGTCGGTTGCGCCACCCTCAATGAGCGTGATCGCGGCGCTCACGTTCGAGATCGAACCGCGCGGCATGTTCTGCATCTGGATCAGCCGTCCAGACCAGCGGCCCGTCCGGCTGGCCCCGTAATACTGTAACATCCCGTGAACGGTGCCCGTCGTCCGGCGCACCGGGCAGGCGTCCAGCATGGCGTTGAGCTTGGCTGCGGACGTCCGGGCGGCGTCTAGGCGCAGCCCCAGCCCTTCCCGTTCGAGGCCGACGCACGCCGGATCGTCCAGCCGCGCCTCGACCGTGGCCCGCCGCAGGTTGTCCTCGGGGTAGCCGTGCGCCTGCAACCATGTCAGGAATGCCTTGTGGGCGTTGATCGACTTGACCGCGCCCCCGGTCAGGCGCTGCACGTCCTGCGTGGCCCGATTGGCCGCGCGCACTGACACGCCCTTGAGCCGTTCGACGAACGTGTAATCCACCGTCACGCCACGGTCGTTTATCCGGTGATCGAGCAACCAGACCTGTCGCTCGGCGTCCGGGTGCGATGGGATCGCGCTCTTGATCGCGCGCTCGACCACCACGTCCTGGCGGCAGTATTCGACGAGGCGGTCCAGCTTGTCCGGCTCGTCCTCGTGCCACCATGTTACCTCTCCGGTCACGGCGTTGACGGTGCGCGGCTTGCAGAGCTGCATCATCAGGCGGTGGCCCTCTTTGTCCTTCTTGTGCCGGACGCCAGCCGCCGGGGCAGCGGCGTCCAATGACAGGGGCAGCCCCCAATACGCCGCCGTGGCCATCGTATCGTGAAGCTGCGTCCGGGACAGGTCCGACGCCGAGGCGTGCTGTCCGATCTGGCGCAGCAGCGTGTAATTCCAGATTTCGTACTCGAACGCCGCGTTCCACGCGTGGACGGCGTGCATGTTCATAACGTGGTCCAGCACGTCCGGGGGAAAGGGTTGCCCCGTAACCCACACCTGCACATCCTCGTCGTCGAATGCGTAGGCCATGCACAGCACCCGCGTCGAGGGGTGCTGTGCATACGTCCGCGCGCCAGTCCGGCGCAGGTCAACGAGGCTCGCAGTCTCGAAGTCTATGGACAGGTCAGCCACGGGGCTGGCCGCGCGCAATACGGCGCTCCTTCTGGACTATGGATTGCAGCCGCGCGGCAATCGCGTCGCGCAACTCGGCAGTCCAGCGCAGGCGATACAGCTCGTTTTCGAGCATGTCCTCGGCATATTGTTCATAGCGGATTTGCTCAAGATCGTAGTCGTCCAGTTTAGCCATGATGCTGCCCCCTACGCCGCGAACCGGACGGCGGCATGGCCTTCTTCTGGCGGCGTAGGGTCCGGGGCAGTAGCCCGGTCGTCAAACTCCGTCATGCCGCGCTCCTCGTAGGTGATCAGGAAGGCGATGCAGCAGCCCGCATGCCACAGATGCGAGTAGCCGGTCTCGTCGTCCAGGTCGCCCAGCAGGAAATTTTTGGTGGTCGGCCCACGTCCGCCCCACCACGCCCACATGTGGCGCATCAGCGCGCCGAACACGCGCGACCACTTGATGCCGTTCTCCCAATTCCGATCATCGTATTTCGTCGCTCCGAACGTCAGCACCTCGGCGACGGCCATCAACATTTCAGGGGGAAGCAATTCCAGACGTATCTTCCCGCCGTCGTCCTTGCGTCCGGGGGCACGTGCGCGTGCGCAATCCTCTTTTTCCATGAGTGTTCTCCTTCAGTAACGTTGCCCTGCGCCGGTTTGCACCCCGGCGCAGGGCGTTCACGGACGTGCCCTAGAAGGGCAGGTCGTCCGCGCTGGCACCGGACCCGCCCGTGGAGGGAGCGGACGCGTCGATGCCCAGGGCTTTGAGCTGGTCATCGTCAGCGTTGGCGAACGCCCGATTAGCCGACTGCTTGCCGTCCAGGCGCGGCATGTCCTCCTTGACGATCTGGACGTGTTCCAGACCGAACGACACCCCGGCATTGCCGTTGCTGTCGTAAGCGAACGCCCGGACAGTGGCCCGCGCAAGCTGCCCGGCGAACACGTCCCCGGGGACAACGATCTTGTCTCCTTGCAAGTTCACCACGTCCGGGCGGGACGCATACTGGCCCTCGCCCTGTGACCAGGGGGAAATGTAGGTTTCGCCTTCCTCGAAACCATCGTAGTCTTTCTCGCTGGCGTCGCGGAACGGCAGCCGCAGCTTGCGGACAAACGCCGGGTCGGACGCCTTGGCCGACCCCCATTTGTCCTCAATCGCGGCGTGGACCGCTTTGCGCAGGTTTTGGTAGGCGGTCGATCCAGTCCCGCTCTCGTCGAACAGCAGGATGCACGAGTAGCGCGCTTTGGCCTGCGGGTTCTGCTTGTTCTTGCGCGGCTCGAACAGGACAGGGAAGCAGAGCGTCCCAATAGGGGTCAGAGTAGTGTTTGCCATGTCATTTTCCTTTTGCTTGGCTCCATGGGGCGCGTTTTAGTCTGCCAACAAAGCAGACAAAACGGCTAAAAAAAGGGGGTGAATTACGTCTGCATCCTGTACTTCTCGAAAAACTCGTCGCTGGACAGCACGAACAGCGCGCCGTCGTCATCCCGGACGACCCAATCGTCACACCCGACTTCGCGCTCCCCGAACGGCGTGACCACGACGGGGGACGGAAAGGGCGACCGGGTGCTGCGGGACAGGGACATGCTGCCGGGTGTGCCATCGGACCTGCGCAGCACGTCGTAAACCCACTCCGGCCAGTAGGCGGGGCTGGCATATGCCATTGGCCAGAACGCATCCAGCTTCTTGCCGGGATTGCTGCGGTAGCAGAAACGGGTGGCCCGCGTGAAACCCTCGTCCTCGGCAAAAGCCGTCACGTCCGGGTCGGGTTCGCACACCTGCCCGTAGTGTTTGGTGAGGTACTGCGCGCTGAGGCACATCCAGATGCCATCGGCCTTGGCCGGGTAGCCCGTGGTGACGTCCGGGTCCGCCTCAGGCGGTGTGCCGGTGGCGGGTATGTAGGTGGCCGCGAATATGTCCGGTTTGCAGGGATAAAGCTCACCCTGCACGCCCCGGATGATCCAATCGCCCCACTGGACGCTATGCGATCCTTCCAGCGTTTCAATCTCAAGCCCGCCAGCATACGGCCCCATCAGATCATAGTCCGGGTCCGCCGGGTGAAAACTGCCGGGTGAGTCGTGCGGCAACTCCCACGCTTCGCGCAGCCAATCCGGCCACTCCGAGTTGTTGTAGCGACGCACGGGCGTCATCTGAAACGCCTCGATCACGACCGGGCGTTTGCGGTAGGCGTAATTGATCTTGGTCATCATCTTCTCCGATTTTCAGGATTTACTCACCAGCGCCCAATCATCAGCCAGGACATCACCCATCGACGGCTGCCAGACCGATACCGACCCGTCGGGAAGGTGGATGTCGATATGCGGACGATAGGTCACGTCCGTGCCGTCGCCCAGGATCGACCGCAGCGGCTCGCGGTTCACCTTGAAGTTGCTGCCGTTGACGTAAAAGACGAACATGCCTTTTCCGTTCCAGCCTTTGCGGGTGAGGCGATGCCCGATCCTCAGCATTTCGAGTGCGTGTCCGAACAACATAGTGTTTCCTTTCAGGTTTTGGTCATGGGTTGGGTAGTCTGGCCACTGGCGAACGCGTCCCTGCCGGAGCGCCGTTTGATGCGCTCGCGCGGATCGCCCTCGGACGCCAGCGTCAGCCCGGACGACTGTTTGACCACGTGCGGCGCGACGTGCTGGTCGTACAGCTTCTTGCCCAGGTTCTTCTGGACCTGCGCCGGGGACAGCACTGAAAGCCGGGCGAATTTGTCAGGGGGCAACCCCTCGTGTTCTAGCGTTTCCATGATCACGTCCGGGTCGTCAGCCCACATCCGGCGTTTGCGTTTGGGCACGAGCTTGTGTCCGGGGATGGTGCGCTGGGCTTTGGCACGTTCAAGGGCCAGCTCCTTCACGGCCTTGAGCCATGGCGTGATGATCTCGATCTTGTCCAGCAGATCACCCAGCGCCTGATCGGACAGTTGCTTGTCCGGCAGCGCCGCGCCCGGATCGGTCGGGGCCGGGATGTTGGCAATCGGAGTGTTCATAAACGCTTGACGCGCGGCTTGGAACGCCGTGTCGCGCGGCTTCGTGCAATGTGGCAGCGCCGGGCACCAACGGCAGTGATCGCCTGCACGCAGCGTCTTGCCGTTGTCCGCCATGGCGCGCTCGACGCCGGAGTATAGCACTGTCCGGGACCAATCCCGCACCTCGGCGTAGGTGTAGCTGGCGCGCCGGACGGGGCCATCCCTGTGGAATGCACGCGGTTGCACGATCACCAGATCGACGTCCTTGACGCCGCTGAACACCAGCCCCGCCTGCGCACAGAACGGCGCGAGGCTGTCAGGGTGCGCCACGCCAGCGCCGTAATAGAGAAGCTGTGTGTTGCCCTGCACATTCACAGGCACACCCCGCCCGAATTTGAGGTCGACGACCATCAGGTGCTGCGTGTCCGGGCGGTATGCCACGCAGTCCGCCGTGCCAAACAGGTCGATGTCCAGCGGCGGCAACCCGTCCCAATGCACCTGGGGCGAGACCCGGCGTTCCAACACAATGACGTAGCCCATCGCCTGGAGACCCCGAACGGTATCGACGTAGACCTGCACGGCCTCAGCGAAATCCTCGTCCACGGTGAACTCGAACCCGTCCGCGCGCATGGTCAACCCCAAAAAATCACTGGCGTTCTTGCCCGTCGTAATACAGACCTCGCTGATTGAGTGTGCCAGCGTGCCCTCGGCGGAGAACACCGTCGAGTGGCGCTGGCCGTCGTCCACGTCCGCAGATAGCTGGAAGCTGCCCGGACACGCCAGCAGGCGGGCGGACGAGGACGCGGCAAACGTTGAGTGCTTGGTAGGTGCCATGGGGGTTTCCTCAGGAATGCTCGGCTTCGTAGTGGAACAGCAACTCGTCTATCGCCCAAGCGACGCTGCGGTCGATGGGCACCCACAGCCCGATCTCCTTGATCGGCTCGGAAGGGACGTTCTCGTCATAGAACCGCAATTTCTCGTGGCGGTATTCGGTAGTGCGGATGGGCGGCGGGTCCGCCGGAACCTGCTGGGCGGTGACAGGGGCCGAGAGTATCGACGGCACCTGCGCCACTGTAAAAACTGGTGTCCGGTTGGTGACGCGACGGCCCGCTTGCGGACCGCCGATCAACACCCCTTCGTAGCCCTGTCCCATCAGCCCGCGTCCGGCGTGCCGTTGACGATCAACATGATGTCCGCCAGCAACTCGACCGCGCGCTCGTCGCTCACCTCGGCAAACATTTTGATCCCGAATTTGCGCTGCAAGTCCGCGATCTGCGGTAGGCATTCAGGGTGTTCGGGGAAAAATTTCTGCATCACCGAGACTGCGCGGTCGCGGGCCTCGTCCGGCGTCAGGTCGGACACGACGTCGCCGGGGTCAACCTGCGGCGCGTCGTCGGCCTTCTTGGCTTTGCGCGGACGCCCGCGTTTGGCCTTGGGCTTCGCCTCGACGGTGATCTCGGCGGTCGTGTCGCTGGGCTGGTTGATTGCGCTGATACCGGCGTCGCCGCCGGACAGGTTGTCGGCGAACGTCCGCAGCAGCGCCCGCAGTTGCTCCGGGTTCTCTGCCTCGAACGAGACTTTGATGTTGGTCGGCATGGTGGCTACTCCTTCTCTGTGAAACCTTGGGGGGCAGCCCCGAAAAGCTGCACTTGGTCGGCTGCGCGGCGGCGCAGAACGTTGCTGATGTGCTGATCTATCGTGCCGTCCGCGTAGGCGAACCGGGCGACCACGCCGGACGCCTGCCCGATGCGGTGACAGCGTGAAATGGCTTGGTAGTTGTTGGCGGGCGTCCAGTCAGGCTCAACCAGCAGCACGTTGGACGCTGCCGTGAGGGTGATCGCCGTGCCCGCCGCTTTGGTCTGGCCGATGAATACGCGGCACCGTGGGTCCGTCTGAAACCTGTCAACGGCGTGCGCCGCCCTCTTGGCCCCGACCCCGCCCTTGACGACGACCGGATGGTGCGTGCTGAGGCCGTTTTCCAGCGCGTCGATCACGTCCCTGTGGTGGGCAAACACCACCAGTTTGCGGGTGGTCTGGCTCAGGAAATCCATCGCCCACGCGATGGCGGGCTGCGTCTTGGCCAGCCCCAACGCACGGCGGCGCGCCGCGATGGCCGGGTCGGCCAGCGCCGCCCCCAGGATCGTGAGCGTGTCGTCGTCAGATGTGATTTTCTCGGGCGGAATGTTGTTCAGGAAATTCTGAACGATCCACTTCCTGTCGGCGGGGTCCGCAATCTCGAACGGCAATGGCACGCAGGAGATCGCGGGCAGGTCTGTCAGGACGTCCGCCTTGCGCCGCAGCAACAGGTGCGGTTGGAGCGCAGCCCGCAATTCAGGGATCGTCTGCCGGTTGTTGCCAACTACCTTGTAGCCAAAACCGTTGTGGCGCAGCGTGCAGTAGCGCTCGATGAATTGGCGATATGTCGGCGTGTCGCCGCGGAACAGCCTGCGCAGCACGTCCGGCAACAGCGCGCGCATGTGCGAATACAACTCGCCCGCGTGGTTCGGGGTGAGGGTTGCCGAGGCGACCCACGTGCGGGCCACGCCCGCCAACACCGCGTTTTTGAAATCGCCCCGTGCGCCGTAGACCGCCTTCGTGCGGTTGGCCGAGGGGTTTTTGAGGTAGTGAACCTCGTCCACATAGGCCACGTCCATAGGCGCGGCCCGCCCCAGCAGACGCACCAGCCGGGCGCGTTTTGCGGGCTGTGACAGCCAGTCCAGTGTGACGATCAACGCCACGTCGCCGGACGGGATCGTACCGTCGGTCTCGTCCGGGAACAGATAGATCGGACGCTGGCGGGTGTCCCATTGCCGGAATTGCAGTTTCCACGACACACGGGCGATGGCTGGACACAGCACGAGGATGCGCCCGAGGTCCAGCCGTTCGGCTGCACGTATCATCTGCATGGATTTGCCGAGGCCCGCGTCGTCCGCGAGAACAGCCCTGCGGCGATCGGCCAGGAACTTAATCCCTGTGCGCTGATAGCCGTAGGGCTGGGGTGCCTGTGGGATTGCCTCTGTGGGCATTTCCTACCTCGTAGTCGTTGTCTTTTTTTGGTCTGTTCACTGTCGCGTTTACTGCTGACAAAGCAGACAAACCACATTTGCCCGGGCGTCGTCAAGTGGTTTTTTTTTCGTCGCTATTTCGTGTAGGGGATGACCCGCAAAACCTCGGAAAAATACGCGTAGCCGATCAGAACCGCGTCCGCCTCGTTATGCGCTCGCGATTTTGTGAACAGGCGTGCCTGGCTGGGGAACAGCCGCTTGGCGTGAGTGAGGCTGCCGCTCTTGCCAGCAGGCTTGCGCGCCCAGCGCTGCCACTTCTGCGGGGCGATCATCGCCACGCTCAACCCTGACGCGACGCACGCGCCTGCGACCGCGCCCGCCGCGTAACCGAACCTGAACATGGACGTCACGCCCTGCCCCGGTGCCGCGCCGACCTGTTCGACCACGGCCAGAGTTGGCTTCTGGCCGGGGGCGTAACTCTGGATCATGCCAGTCAGGGCCGGAAGATCGAGGTTCTCACGCGCGCGTCCGCCCGTGTGTTTGGTCAGGTATGTCGGCAACCTGCGGACGCTGCGCAGCAGGACCATGTGCCCGTAGTCCTCTGAATATACGTGGCTCAGGACCGCCATCGCCCCGTGGATGCCGGGGTCAACCGCCAGAATGTTACTGTGTTTCAGCATGCTGCGCCTCCGGTTTACGTCCGGGCGCGCGGTAGGCGTTCCCGATCCGAAACAATTTGGCCGTGCTGATCAACCCGTCGTGCAACAGGCAGTAGACCAGGCGCGGACGCCAGCGGTCGGGGATTTTCCGGCGGCTCGACCACTGGTAGACCGCCAGAGTGCTCGGGTCGCCCTGTCCGTGCAACCTCAAGAGGTGCCGGATCGCGGCGGGCGACCCGCCTGCGGCGTCCAGAATGTTGGGGTCGTTCCAGAAAACCGCCGTGTCCGGGGTCTGGCCGGGGGAATATGAGCTGTTGCTCGCCATGTGCTGTTCCTGCCTCTCGTTCGTTGGGTTGGCGCGACGCCTGCAACGGCTTCCAACAGGCGGGGAGAGGGAGAACCCCGCGCCGGGGACGTCGCGCCTGCGCCCGACGACACCACCCACCCTGTCGTCAGACAAAACAGACAATAACGGTAATGCGGACACGGGCAACCAATAATTTTCCGAATTTCCAGAACTCGGTAATGTTTTCCAAGCATGTTGACAGAACAGACAAACGCGCCTACGGTCTAGGGCGGTACGGTAACAAGGAGAACACCATGCAGAAGAAAATCGCTCCCGAACACGGTGTGGGGCCGGTTCGGCTCTCGCGCCACGTTTCGGCCAACATCAAAACCCTGCGCCGCGCAAAAGGCTGGTCGCAGAGTGACCTCGCCAAGAAGCTGTGGGGCACCACGCTGGACAGCCGGGGCTATGCTGTCGCTCGAAACAGGGACCGGATTTCGGCCTGGGAAATGGGTCGGGCGGCTCCGACGCCGGATAATCTGTTGCTACTGAGTGAAGCGCTCGGCGTGTCGCCGGTAGAACTCGCCCCGGACGTGGTGTCCCGCTCGGCGGCACACGCCCCGGCTGCCCTCTCGCTGCAAATTCTGGAGGAAAACCCGGACCAGGCCCACCTGCGCGTGAACATGGTGCTGCCCTCGGACGTTGCGTCCGAGATCATGGGTTTGATCACGCGGGTTGCCGGGGACGTCCGCGACGACAACGAAGATGGGGTGGTCGATGCCGGGTAGGCTGGAAGAAGGCTGGCTGACGCAGCAGGAAGCGGCGCGCTGGCTCGGATGCAGCGTCCGCAAGATCGAGCGCCTGCGATCCGCCGGGGAAGTGCGGGCTGTGCCCGGACGCCCCGTCCTGATCCACCGATCCGAACTGATCGGCTACCTGAACAGAAAGGCAAAACGAAAATGCAACTATCAGGCACCCGTCTCGTCCGTAATCGGAGCGGGTATTACCAAATCGCCTGGACCGAACCAGATAGTATCAGCGGACGCGCACGCACGCGAACTTATTCGTGCCGCACGAAGGACCGCGCTGTCGCTGAAAGCGTCCGGCGGACGTGGCTGACCGCCACCAACATTGTGAACGGTCTGGTGGTCGAACAGACCATCGGCGACCTGATCACCAAATACCTACAGGGCCATGTTCGCCAGAACGGTGTGTCCGCGTCTCAAGAGTGGTCGCTGCGGCCCGTACTGGCGTTTTTCGGCTCGGACTTCATGGCTGACCTGACGATTGACCGGATCAACATCTATCGGGGCGTGCGCGCGGCACGCGTGAAGGGTGGCACGGTCCGCCGGGAGCTTGGCGCGCTGCGCGCCGCGTTGACGTGGTGCGCGTTCAATGGTGTGCTGCCAGCGGGGACCGTGCTGCCGCATATTCCGCTGCCGCCCATGTCGCAGCCGCGTGAAAACTATCTGAGCGAGGCCGAGGAGCGCCGGATGTGGGCTGTAGCGTCACGTCTGGCTGTCCGCGTAAGCACGGACATCCGGTTCCGGCGCACGGGGCTGTTCATCTGCATTGCGCTCGGGACCGGCGCGCGCAGCGCCGCCATTGAGGGGCTGACGTGGGATCGGGTCGATCTGGACCGGACGCGCGGCAGTATTGATTTCCGGCTGCCGGGGCGCAAGCTATCGCGCAAGCGGCGTGTCGTGGTGCCTCTGTCGCAACGCCTGCGGCCCGTGCTGCTGGCCGCAAAGATGCTGGACCCCGGTGGGATGTTCGTGTTGGGGACCAACGGTTCGACCCGGCGCGGGTTTGAGATGTTCCGGGAAAAACACGGCTTCGACTGCACGCGGCACGACCTGCGCCGGACATTCGCCACGCTGAAAGCACAGCGCGGCGTGTCGATGTTCGATCTGGCCGGGCTGCTGGGAGACAACCCCGAGACCGTGAGCAAACACTACGCGCACCACGCCCCCGACCACCTGCGGACGGCTGCGAACGCCTGACAACGCCTGACAACGCCTGACCGGGCTGTGCGGCACCGTGCGCCAGCGCGCAGCGTTCAGTTTCCGCCCGATTTCAGGTTGACCGCCTGCATTTTGCGGGTCTAGCTATATCCCGCTTGTCTGTTTTGTCACCCTGCGGGGCAGACTAACATCTAGAGAGGACCATTCCGTTGACAAATATCGAAAAAACAGTGACCGCGACCGCGACCGCGACCGCGACCGCGACCGCGCCAGCGCACGTTACCGTGCGTGAGTTTCTAGAGACCATCTACGAAGGCCCGGATGTGGTCGATAAACAGGTCTGGACCTGCGGGTTTCGGACGTTCCCTGGGCGCTGGACCGGGGAAATGGGTTTGGCCGGGCTGGGGAGCCTGCCGCCGGACGAGGGCGATCAGTATTTTTGTATCGGGGAACTGGCCGAAGGGTCAACGAAACGCTCGAACGGTAACGTAATTCGGCAACGTGTTATCGTCGCCGATGATGTCGGGACGAAAGCGCCCGCAGCGAGCTGGGAGGCGCTATTCGGGTTGGGATTTCCGCTGCCGACATTTCGGATCGAGACCTCGCCGGGCAACCAGACGTTTGGCTGGGTACTGGACACGCCCATCTGCGAGGACACGGACGCCGGGCGGGCCGACTGGAAGGCGCTGGGGCTGTTCCGGGCGTGGCTCGGTGAGCGCGGCCTAACCGACCCGGGCGTTGCGGACCCGGCGCGGTACATCCGGCTGCCTGCGGGTTGGAACTCGAAACCGAAATACGTGGCCGAGGGAGGTCGCCCGCCCCTGGTGCGGCTGGTGGACTGGCGTCCGGGGCATGTGGTCTCGCTGGACGACATGGGCCGGACGCTGCTCGGGGACAACTGGCGGGAGCTGGACTTTCCCGTCGGCGCTATGACGTCCGCGCAGCTCAATCAGATGGGCGGCGCACTGACGCGGACGGCGGACATGAACAACCCCGAACCGATCATGTTGCTGGCTCGGGAGTTGGGTCTGAACCCCGTGCAGGAACGCGCCGGGGTGGTCTCGGCCACCTGCCCGAATGCGGCGGCTCACTCCGCTGACGGACGCGAGGACACCGGGTTTGCATTCCTGGGGAACGGCCTGATGGAGTGCCACCATGGCTCGTGCCAGCACCTGTCCACGCCCGCGTTTCGGCAGATGATGATCGAGCAATTCGACGCAAACATCGCCGGGCGGCTGGCGCTGGGCATGGACATCCCGGCCTCGGACGCGGGAGAGTTTCTCGCGCGGGAAGATATGCGCCGCCACGGTGCGCTGTCCGACGAAGGCGCGGCACTGGAAGTGGCCGACGAGATCGCATCGCGCCAGCACCAAGCGTCCGAGAAAGCGGAACAGACCCGCGAACAGGCGCTCGGCGCACTAGCGGAGCGCTATGTGTGGGTCTACGGGGCCGGAATGTTTTTCGACACCAAGGACAGGCGTCTGTACGGGCCGAAGGATTTTTGCTGCCTGCGGGACGTATCGGCGGTCATCCCCGTGGGCGACAGCGGCAAGAAGGCCGCTAACCATGTGATCCTGAACCGGAAAGACACCCGCTATGCGCTGGGGACGACATATCTGCCGGGCGAGGATCGCGGGTTGGTGGACACCGTGTCCGAGAGCGGCCTGGTCGCGCCCCATGTGAACCTCTGGACCCCATCCGGGCTGGGCCTGCGGGACGGCTCGCCGGACGTCTGGCAGGAAATCATGGCCTATGTGCTGTGTGACCGGGCCTACCGTGAGCGGTTCATTGATTGGATGGCGTTCGTGGTCCAGAACCCACTACTGCGGTCGCCGATCATCCCGGCGCTGTTCTCCCGGCAGGGCATCGGTAAGGACATGATGCTGAAACCGTTTTTGGCAATACTCGGTGTGCAGAACGTCGAGAGCCTGACGCCCGCACGTCTGCAATCCGCTTTCAACGACTGGCTGCACAAGCGGTTGTTGGTGCTACAGGAAGTCCGGCTGGACGCCAGCGGTGCCGCGTACAACCGGATAAAAGACCTGACTGGCACGTCCGACGTCGCGTGGGTGACGGTCAACGAAAAATTTCGCCGTCCTTACACGATCCCGTTCAGGGGCGTGTTCGTCGCCCTGTCCAACAACCTTGACGCGCTGCGGGGCATGGAACATGACGACCGGCGGTTTGCGCCCTATATCTCGCCCGCCAAGCGCGGGTCGTTGGCGTTCTATGACCGGATCAATCGTGGCCTGAGCGATGTCGCCGAACAGGAACGGGCGCATCGGTTCCTGCTGGAGCGCGACCTGAGCGCGTTCTCGCCGTTCGAGCCGTTCCCGGACGCGGACGGGGCGCGGGCCACGATCCTGTCCGAAGGGCTGAGTGCGCCTGCACGGGCCGCGTTCGACGCGCTGACGCAGGGTACGTTCGCCGGGCGGAAGTGGCTGACCATGGCCGAAGTGATGGCCGAGTTGCAGCTATCCAACAACCGCATGGTGAGCAACCACCTGACCCACCACAACGTGCGCGAGGGCATGATGGCGGCGGGTTGTGTTCCCGCCAACGCGGGCAAGCCGATCAAGGTCGATGGCAAACCCACGAAGTTGTACGCTGGGCCGGGCTGGCCGGACACCCGGATGCGGGACGACGCGGTGGCCCTGCTCGCCCCCCGGCAGATCGCCGACAGCTATCTGGCGGACGTACAGGACGCGACAAAGCGGGCCGCCGACAAGCTGCTGCGTCCCTGAAATCACCCCAAACAGTTCACGGACAGCCATCCCGGCCCCCGAAAGTGGCCGGTCGAAGGCGCAGCCCCACCCGATCTTGGGTTACGACGATCTGCCGGTTACATGGCGTTACGAACATACGTGTAACTAATTTTGGCCAATAAAATAAGGCGTAATTACCTCTAGTTACTCAGTTACACTACTTTTTTTTTAATAGAAAAAGGAAATATATAAGAATATAAGGGTATTATTTATGAGATATAGATAGGTAGTATATATATAAAGGAGGGCCGAAAAACCGTAACCCGTAACTTTTCACGTAAGTCTATGAAATGTTAGGGCAAATTAGCGGTTACGGCTGATTTGCCTTGCCGTAACCCGTAACTACTGGGCGATTTCAGCGGTTTTTCAACACTTTTTCGGGCATTTTAGGGAATTAATCCCAATTCGCGAGTTTTTGCGACGGCCTGCCCCCAAAACGAGTAGTTTCCCGTCTCCTGGAGGATTTGCCACCCGGACGCCAGCTCGAACGCGAGGTTCCGCAGAGCTGCCATCCGGCGGGCGTCCGCCGTCGAGCGTTGCTCGCCTGTCTGGCGGAGTTCACGCATGGCGCGGTTGCTCTCGTGGATCGCGCTGCTGACGGCGACGAACGCCTCGCTATGCGCCAACCCCTCGGGCAGATCGCCGCGCGCGGACATCCGGCGGAGCGTTCCCCAGGCATAGCGTCCACGGTCCGCGTCCACGCAGTTGTCGCGCAGGCGGCGCAGCATCTGGATGCGTGAGCCGCCGTGAGTGAAGCACTTGTCGTATTCCCGGACAGCGGGCCGCGCGCAGCGCTGTCCGTTGCGCCGGATGAACGTGCACCGCGCCATGTTGACCGCGCCTTCGCCCTTCACGAACAGCGTGCGTTTCCGGGCCTCGGCCAGCGCGGCCAGCGAGTTCGGGTGCCCGCGCCAGCCGCCTTTGTTCTTGTGGGTCTTGTCCTTGATCACGAGGCGCGGACGTTTGTAGTGCTTCGGCTTCGGAGCGCTCGGATCGACTGTCCTCTCGATGATGGTTCTGGTGGCCGCTTTCAGCTTCTTCAGTTTCTCGGCCTCGCGCTGTTCGGGATTACCGTAGGGCATGGGAAGGTTACTCCTGTCTGGCGGGTTGTTGGTTGTGTTGTTTGTCTGCCCGCAGGATAGCGTCCCCGGACGCAGGACGCTACCAGCGGGTTGTTGGCGGGTTGTTGGCGGGTTGTTGGAGTGACCTCCCAGGGGCTGTCCGGCGGCGTCCGGGCGCGAATTTCCCGCCCCTACGCGGGTGCGCGGTCTTTTCCCCCATTTTGTCTGCGGACGTGTTGACAAAACAGACAGACAGGCGATATGTCTGGGTCCGGGCGATCCTGCCCGACAAACCAGACGAGAGGAAAACACAATGAGACTGACCAACGAAGCCCGCACAATCCTGAAGTCGCGCGTCCGACGCCACCCCGATCTGGCCAGCGTTTACGCTGGCGACGTGGCCAAATTGAACAAGGACGACCTGATCCAGACTGCCCTGTTGTTGCGGCTGGACGTGCCCAACGCCAACGAGGTTGACGTGTTCCGGGCGGCGCGTGCCGGGGGCAAAACCGGGCGTGAGGCGATCATCGCGGCAGACCAATACGCGATTGCGCAACGCGTCGGCGGCACGGGCGTGTCGCTGCTGGGCGTTCGGGCAGTGTCGCCGGAGGACGCCGACGAGGCGGACGCGCTACCAGCGGACAGCGACAGCGACAGCGACAGCGACAGCGACAGCGACAGCGACAGCGACGTGAAAACGCAGGCAGCGGCGCGCGTCCGGGAGATACAGGCGCTAATGGGGTCCGGCGATTTTGTCGGCTATCAACAGGCGTTGGAGGCGCTGGCGGTCAAGGCACTGACCCCACCCCCGGTGGCAGTGGTCCAGCCCGCCCGACAGGTCTATGTTGATCCGAGCAAAATCCGAGGTCACGTGCCGCAAATCACCGGACGCGCCACCATGGGCAAGGTGGGTATCCCGGCGGGCGTGATCGCGGTTGACGACGCTGCTACGGAAATGCCGATCTACGACGCCCCGGACGCGCCGCAGGTTGATCCGGCCTATATCTGGCCCGATACGGTCGGCCCGATAATGTCGACCGTTGCCAGTGGCGATAACGTGCTCGTATGGGGTCCGGCTGGCACCGGCAAAACCACGCTGGCGCAACAGATCGCGGCGCATTGGGGCCGCCCGTTCGTGCGGATCAGTTGCGACGACCAGACCGAGGCGGCGGTGTTGACTGGCCAGCACATGCCGAGCCGAGATGGCGGTTTTGAATGGCATGATGGCCAGTTGGCTGCGGCGATCCGTAAACCCGGCACGGTGATTTTGGTCGACGAACCCACGGTAGCGCGTCCGGGCGCGCTGTTTGTGTTGCAGGCTGTAATGGACGACGGCAGGGCGCTGCACGTGCCGGACACGGGTGAGGTGATCCCGGTCGCCCCGGACGTGATTTTTGTGCTGGCGGACAACACCAACGGGACCGGCGACTATACCGGCCAGTATGAAGCCACGCGCGCGCTCAATCGCGCCACGCTGGATAGGCTGGCGATCACCGTGCGGCTGGACTACCTGCCGGTTGCTCAGGAAACCAAAGCGCTGGTGGCCCGCTCAGGGCTGGACCGCAAGCGGGCGGGCGTGCTGGCCCGGTTCGCAGCGGCGACCCGGCGTGGCGCGGACGCTGGCGACCTCAGCCACGGCGTCGGATTGCGTCGGCTGGTGTCACTGGCCAAACGGCTGCGTGAGGGCGTCGATGCGAGCGCCGCGTTCGGCCTGGCTGTTGTCGAGACCGCGCCCTACGACGACCGCGAGGCGCTGCGCCAGATGTGGGAGGCGGATGGCGTTGCCGACAAGCTGACCGCCACCACGAAAGGGGGTGCAAAATGAGCCGGGCGAGTAAACCAGTTACCGCGCAATCAATCTATGATTTTGCCGGACGCCTGCCCTATGGCGATTTCGTCCGGGCAGCGGAGACCACAGTGCAAGCAATGATGGACTGCCGCGAGGGTGAGGAGCCGGTAAAGGTGACGGTGACGGCGCAGGGGGGCCAGACCGCGCGAATTAGTGCGCTTAGTCCCCAACTATATCGGGTGGACCTACCCAGTTATCCAGCTGAGACGCAGGTGTCGGCACAGTTCGCCCGGCGGCTGTTGGGCTATCTGATCCACGAAACGTTGCACGCGATCCACACAAGGATGGGTGACGTGGCGGACCGGCTGACCACCACCGCGTCCGAGGCCGGGGTTAACCCCGGCACGCTGCACGGGCTGCACAACGTAATTGAGGATTACGCGATAGAGCGGTTGGGGTGCGACCCGGACGCGCTGGCCACGGGCGCAGCGCCCGGCCTGCTGGGCGCGCTGAATGACGAGGTGATAGCGCGTGGCACGGTAGCGGCGTGCCGACGCGCGGCGCAGAGCGGCGACCCGGTAGCGCAGGCGCGGGCATACGTGCTGGCGCGGATCAATCGCCACGGACGCCAGCGGACGCCAGCACTAGACGCGGTAGCGGATGCAGCGGCCAGCGAGATTGCGCCGAGCGTGCGTGGGCTGGTGGACAGCGCGCTAGATGCGATTGACCGGTACGAGTACGATTACCGGGGCCGGATGGGCGCGTCGGCGCGATTGCTGGCGCAGCTAACTGGCGATCAGGATCAGGATCAGGATCAGACTGGCGATCAGACTGGCGATCAGACTGGCGATCAGGATCAGGATCAGGATCAGGATCAGACTGGCGATCAGGATCAGGATCAGGATCAGACTGGCGATCAGGACGGCGATCAGGACGGCGATCAGGACGGCGACCAGGACGGCGATCAGGATCAGGACGGCGACCAGGACGGCGATCAGGACGGCGATCAGGGTCAGGACGGCGATCAGGACGGCGATCAGGGTCAGGACGGCGATCAGGGTCAGGACGGCGATCAGGA